ACCTGATGTAAATATAACTGATCCACCACCAGAGTTACCAGCACCTGTTACAGTATAGTGAGTTGTAATAGTTTTAGTTGTTTCAGTTCCATTAGCTGAACGTATAATTACTTGAATATCTGAATCTTGGAATATCTTGAATGTATAACTAAACGTGGTAGTTGAGCCATCGCCACTATAACTGTTTCTAACTGTAGTTGAAGATATTGTCATAAAGTTCCTTTATTATATTTTAATCACTATGTCTATTACTTTTGTTTAATTTTGTCTTGTTCTTTTTCTACATTTTTAATTATTTGTAATCCTTTTTGAGCAAAACCAATTTTAATCTTATATAAATCTTCTATTTGTTCTTGTTTTTCTTTTGATGTCCATAAAGTGCCATCATTTTTTTTCTTAGCATTATAAATAACTTTAATATCATTATCCATTTCATTAAAGTATTTTTTAAGTTCTACAACAGCTGCTATATCAAAATTATAATCTTTGTATAATTTGTTTAAAGCATTAGTATCATTTGATCTTGTAAGATACTCAATTGTATTAAATACCTTTTCATATTTTTTAGTTTCATCATAAAACTTAGCTATTGATGCAGAGTTGTTATAAATATCTTTAGCCTGAAATGCTCTTATACCAGGTATTTTTGTTAGTGGATCTTCTGGTCTAATAGGATCATCTATTATTCCAGCAGAAATAGCAATATCTTCTATAGATTGTTTTACTATTCTTCCAATTCCTCCAGTATATGAATCATATATATTTTCTAAATATACTGGATTAGCAAAATAGTTATCAGCACCAACAATTAATGTTAAATTTTCAGCTAATTTTTTTATTACTTGATTATTATATTCTGTAGAATAATATTGGTTTAGCATATCTTTAGGAGCATCAGCAGGAAGTATAGGAGCATCTCTAAAGAAACTATAGTTCATAGCATTTTCTAAATGTGGTCTAAGCCAAGTTGGAATTGGATTAAATGATTTTATATTAGACATACCAAAATCATATAAAAATTCTTTGAATGCTTTAGGATCATCTTCTGCAATCCACATTGCAGTTTTTTCTATAATACCTGCAAAGAAAGTTCCTATCTCATATCCTTTTGGAAAGAATCCTTTAAGATCAGCAATATTAAAATACCATTTATTTTGTTTAATATATTCTGGCAATTCTAAATAATCATCTTTAAATTTACCTTTTTCAAAATCATAATTTAAATATAAGAATCCTAATGTTGGAAGTGCAACTGTTAAACCAACCATAGCAAAAGCTCTTTGTGGTCTATCTCTAAATGCTTCATATAATTTTGTTGAACCTTGAACCCTTGCATTCCAAAATGCAGAATATCTATTTACTGTAGCACCAAATGTTCCTTTTTTTTGGTAATCCAATAAATCTCTTGCTTCAAATCCAGCTCTTTCTAAAGCCTGTCTTTCTGTTAATCCTTCTTTTTTTGCAACTTTATAAACTTTTTCTGACATTTGAACTCTAGTCATTATTTCAGAAACATCTGTTAAATATCTAAATGGAGCTAATGGATTTTTCCAATTATATTCATTTCTCATAATTCCATTATTTAAAATTTCATGCACACCTTTATCAAATAAATTTTTATCTATTGATCTTAATGTTGATTGAGCTCCACCACTTTTTAAATATCTTTTATATGCTTCTGTTGCACGTTTTGGATCTTTAAAAATAACATGAAACACACCTACCATTGAATCAGCAATAGGAACCCAACCAACTTTTGAAAGAAATGTTGCGTTCATTGTATCTCTAAAAAAGTTTGGTAGTGCAAAATCAGGAGTAACAATAGCACCAGTTCTTAATGTTCTTGCTGGAGCAGATAACCATTTTTGCCACAACTTCATACCTTGAATGTCAGCAGATTTAAAAGCTGTTGCTAAATCTTCGCCAACTTCCCAAACTTCATATTTACCATTTCTTCTAATACTAATAGAATTTTTATCTGGATAAATATATTCTTGTCTAAAAATTGTAAAAGACTCAACTGTATTATTTGAAAATTTTTCTATCTCTTTTTTATCAAAAAATTGTTCTAATTCTTTTCTTTGAACTTCTATTGGTCTTTTAACTCCAGTTTTTTTCTTAACATAATCAAAAATTTTAGGATCTACTTCTTTCATCTTTTCAACGAACTCAATAAAATCTACAGAAACTTTATTTTTTTCTGTTGCTCTAATAATGAAATCAGTATTTTTTAATGCACTTTCAATCGGATCTATTATTTCTAATTTATTACCTTTAAGTTTTCTAAAAGGATTTGAAGAACCTTTTGTAAAACCAACTTCTCCTTCTTTAGGAAGTCTTCTAGCCATTGAAGCATAGTTTTTATTAATAGTTGTAAACGCATTAAATTGTTCTTGTGTAATTAAACCACCATCTCTTGCATATTCTAAAATTTCTTTATTATATTTGTTAAATTCTTCAGAAAATTTTTCAAAATCTTTTGCGTATTTTTTAATAAATATTTTAGCATTAGGTATATCAACTCCAGTTTCTTTTCCTCTTGCAGCAAGATCTATTGCGTGTTTATTTATTAAATAAGTAGATGCTAATTTTAATTTTTTAGGATCTTTTGAAAATGGTTCAACAATAGATACAAGTGATTTTCCTTTTTCAGCTAATGTTTTAAAATCTAAAGTTGCATATTCAACAAAGTGTGCAGATCTTCCTTGCATACCTTCAAGTAATCTTAAAGACTCATATATATTTAATTTTTCAATTCCTGTTTTAGTATTAACACCAGCCTCTCTTAATGCTTCAAGAACTGGATATTTTTCATCAATCATTTTAATAACAAATTGTCTTTTAGATTCTTTGGCTGCTTTTTTTGTTTGTTCTAATGTTAATGGCACAGACTTTGCTTCAAAAGAAATATTTTCAGCAGCTTTATTTGCAATTGGATCTTCAAATGTTTCAATTTTTTCTGTTTTAACTTCAATTGGTTTTAAATCTGTAAATTCTTTATCTCTTATATTTTCGTAAGCTCTAGGTGTTTTAATATTTTTAGAACCAGCATCTTCTATAATAGTTCTGTCTTTCATTGCATCCATTGAAACTTCTGTTGGTGTTTTTCCAGTTTCAATATAAATAGTTTCAGTTTTATCTCTTGCTATTTTACCTGGTAATCTAATATTAAATAAAGCAAACAATGCAGAAGATAATGAAAATTCTCTAGCACTTGGAAGTTCTCTATCAAGAAGAACTCCTGTTCCTTCATAACCAATAACTTGAGCAGCTGTTCTAGTAAAATAATTTTCAGCTAATGTTCCAATACCAGGAACTTTTGCTTGAGGTAATAACATTGAAACAGAAAATTTTAATCCTTCCTTTGCTCCTTCTTTTAAAGATTTTTCATATAATATTTTCATAATGTCTGATGGTTTTTGTTCATCTTGATTTTTTAAAACTTCTATTAATGTAGATCTAGTTGCCGCTGGAATTGCGGCACCAGTAAATGCTGCACCACCTATAGTTCCTTTTGGTCCAAGAAGAGAGCCACCAAACGCACCAGGAATTGCACTAATACCATAGATTGGTAATTCTAATCCTAATGTTCCTAATGTTGTTAAAAATTCTTCAGTCCAAGTATAATCTTTAGGTTGAGGCATTTTAAGAGCCTCTGGAGTACCAACTCCTTTTGCTGCTCTATATTGTAAATTATATAAGTTTGCTCCAAAAATTTGTTCTAATATATAATCTCCATCAAATTTTTCTCCAACAATTTCTGTTTTTATTCCTTCTCTTGAAGCACGTCTTTCTTCAACTCTTTTTTTTGCAGTATCAAAAAGATTTTTAAATAACCCATCATCAACAGGTTGAAAATTAAATTGTTTATTTATTTCTTGATCTGTAAACCCTGCTGCTTTAGCAGCATTTAATTCATCAGCAAAAGAATTTTTTATTTCTTCATCTGTAAATCCAGCTTCTCTTGCTGCATTTATTTCATCTGTGTTGATTTCCATGCTCTATATCTTTGTTGCCATTGCTCGTAAGTTTCTCCTTTGATTCTTACTGGAGATGGAGTTTGTGATTCAACTTGTCTTTTGCTTGCATAATCTAAAAGAGATTGTCTTAAATCTGAATTTGTTGGAGCGTAAGTTAATAAATCTTTTGCAATATAATTTTCTGATTTAGCGTCTAATAAACTTGTAACTGGAATATTATTTTTTAATCCTTGATTAAATTTTGCGTACATATCGTATTTAAAATTAGATAATCTTCCATTATAATTTTCATCAAAAAATTTAGCTGAATAACTTCCAGATACTAATGGAGTTATCTTATCCATAAATTTAAACAATTCTTTATTAGCATCACCTAATTTAGAGTTGTTTTTAATTTCAAAAAGATTTGTTAAAAAAATATCATCATTTGTATTAATAGTACCATCACCAACTCTTTCTGTAATACTTTTTGCAAATTTTTCTCCTGGTAATATAAATTTATCATAAGGATGATTGATTTCATTATTAAGAATTTTTTTAGCAATTTTGTCATTAATAAAATAATTATTATTTTGACTTACTTTTCCTTCAACATATTTTTGATTGTAATTAAAAATTTGATTATCATATTCTTGAGTTCCAGTATAAAATTTTGATAATTCTGTTGGATCAACTCCTTTATATGAATTATCTGTACCTATAATTTGTTTAGATATTTGTTTTCTTGATTCTGTTAATTGAACTCCTGTTGCAAATTTTACAGAATTGTTTTGAAACTCAGCTTTTACTCTTAGTTGTTGTTTTAATTTTTCTCTATCCTCTCCTTTGATTGATGTAAAATTTTTAGGATCATCAAGAGATATAAGTGCTGCATAAGCATTATTATTTGCAGCTTTATTTACCATTTCATTTTCAATCATCATTGGTATTTTTTCTCTAAATTGAGCAACATCATTAGCTCCTTTTATTCCATCAATTTCTAATTGTTTATAATCATTTAATATTTCTTGAGATAAATTTGAAAATGAAAAAGGATTTCCAGAATGTACTGTGTCAAATATTTTTGATTTAATTTTTGTATCTGTTTGATCTGATCTAGCTGTTATTAAATTATCTCTTGTTTTATTTAAAATGCTTGTTGTATAGTTTGGTCTTTCTTTAGCAATATTATTTGCAAAATATTTTTTAACAAAGTCACTACTTGCTTTTCCTGAATAATTACTTACAATAGAAGATAATTTTTCATCAAAATATTTTACACCATCTTCAGGATTTATTTTTAATTCAGCTTCTTTTTTTGCATTAAAAATTTCTGTTTGTGCATTAATATATAATTGATCTGCTTCGGCTTTTGCTGAAACTTCTCTTTCTTTAACATAATATTCTGCAAGAGATGCACCAAATTTTGTTAGTGTATTATCTAATGGTGCCTGTATATTAGTTTTAATACCACCAACTTCTGCTGTTGGTCTTGCTTGTGTTTCAAATGTAGGTATCTTTGGCATTATTGATTCCTTGATCTATTTACTGATTTAGATTGTAATCTTAAATTACTCATACTATTGTTTCTTGGATTTCTATCTTTATGATCAACATCTTTACCAAGTAAACTGTTTCCATATTTTTTCTTTAGCATTCTTCTTGCACCATTTCTACCAGCTCTATCTTTTTTTTGTTCTGGTTTAGAATGATAATTTTCGTATTCACTTTTATAATCTCTTGGCATAATTATTTCATTCCTAATAAACTTGTGCCAGTTTGCATTATAGTTCCTAATTGTGCAGTTCTTGCTGTTTGTCTAGCAATTTGTCCCTGTATTCTTGCAAAATTAGCTTCTTCTAATTTTTTTGAAATACCAACTTTTGCATTATATTCCATAATATTTCTTTGTAATTCAGCTTCTTCAGCATTTGCTCTTAATATTCTTAACCCAGTTCCTTCTAATGCCGCACCTGTTTTTAATATTTTAGTTGTTGTTTGTCCCTGTACTTGTGAAAATTGTTTATTAAATCTATCAAGATCAAAGGTTAATTGTTTTTCTATTTGTTGAGCTTCTTGTTCTGCAATTTGTGCATTACGATTTTGTACTGCTTGATTAAATCTACCAACAGCACCTTGTTGTTGGTATTGTAAAACTCCTAAACCTCCTACTACGTAAGGTATTGCTGGTGCTGCAAATGCCATTAGTAAATCCTCGCAAATCTATAATGATCAGCACCATCAAATCCATAGTGCTTCATTAATCCTTCATTAGTAAATCCTAACCACTTAGCAAATCTAATTCCAATTCCAAAATCAGATCTTACTGCAGTTTGTAATCTTTTAATATTATTAGATGTTGCAAGATAATCTATATTTTGCTTTACAGCTTTTGCAATAGTTATTGGATAA